CCACCACCCTCATTGGGTGCTTGTGTGTGTCTATCACTTGTCATATCAAAATATACTGGTTGATTCCAGTCACCTGATAGAACTGATGGAAGTAACTGTTCAACAACGCTTCGTTGGTAAAAAGTTAAATCAACCATTTCATACCCAATACTTCTTGCTTTTTCGTATTGACAGAACCTACTTGCAGCATTATTTAATGACCTAACAAATAGTCGTGTAGAGTCTTTCTTTGATTCCATATCGCCCCACTCTTTAGTTTTAAGTGGATGTTTCAGGAACCATACCCATAGTTCTTGTTCAATATCTTCTCTGGCAACCATAGGGAATTCTCTATGTTTGTTAATAGCAACCGTTCTTACTAGACTGCTATACTCCTGGATTATCTCGTCTGTTATTTTCATCTGTGTCCCAATTGTTATCTAGAACCATCATAGAGATAATGGCATAGTTTGCTAAATCAATAAATGAGTCACGCATTGATTCATTTTCTGGTTTAGTGCCTGTCTCTATTAGGTTGTTTATTCGTGCCAATTTGTCAAACATGCGAACACGTAAACCATTAAGGGGACCACCAGGGGCATCAGATATGTTCTTAGGACCATAGTCTTTTTGCTTCCTGATTAATAGTTCAGCCATTGCATCGGTGTAGTTGTACACCAATTCTGCAAATAGTTTTTCATCATATGTTCTCATTATCTATCCTCTCCTCAAACCATTGTGAACCATTTTTGGTGAACAGGCTGTTAACATCTTCACCATCTGGTAATTGTATTTGCACAACACCTGCTAGTTTTTTAGCAAGGTCTTTAGCAAATTCTTTTCCTGCTGTATCGCCATCTGCGAATACATAAATCTTATCAAAGTCTGCAAGGATACGATAATAGTGTCTCTTGATATTCTTAACTCCAGGTATTCCTACTGCTGGATAACCAAGTTTTGATAAGGTTATTGTATCTATTTCGCCTTCGCAAACACATATCCAATCTTTGGCTTCAAAGAATGATTTAACATTGTATAAACGTGTTGAAGAGTTAGGTAAACTTAAATACTTTGGTTCTTCGTTATTGATTGCACGAAAACGTAAATCAACCATTCCTGATGGTGTCAAATAAGGGATTGATAAACGTCCCTCAAACATTTCGTGCCCTACGACTGGTTTGTTCACCACCCCAAGGCGATGACGCTTTGCGTCTGCCAGCGATAGACCCCGACTCTTTAGATATGATTCTGCCAACTCTACGTTCTGTTCGTAGTGGCTTGATGCTTTCTCCAACAATTTCTTTTGCTCTAGACTTTGCTTCACGGAAATCTACCTTCTCTACCTTTTGAATAATATTATATATGTCCCCTGATATCTCGCAAGCAAGGCAGTTGAACACGTCTTCCTCATGATTAACACCTGCTGAAGCATGTGAATCATCATGGAAAGGGCATCGCATATTACGCCAACCATTGCCTTGTGGGATATTGTATGCACCATAATGCTTCAGTATAACTTCAACTTCACTCATATGCATCTTTCACTAAATCTAAATATATTGATACTGGCATTGTTGCATACCATTCACCAACATTAGTTGTGCCCCGTCTTTTATGTATTACAACACCTGTTGATGCTTCTGCATTTTTTATTTCAGTTTTTAATTCTTCCATCCATTCAGCAAGCCTAGGGTTAGCGTGATTTTTAACCTCGATGACAACATCGTAAAAGTTTGATATGTCACCTTTGTCATAAGCACCTGTAAGGGCACGTCTTTCCACGTTGGGATAGCCACGCCCTTTTAGGTGTTTTACGACAGCAGTTTCAGCACTAGTGCCTTTTTGCTTTTGTTTGGACATTTAGTTCTTTTTAACTGTCAATCCAATATTCTCTGTAACAATTTCGTAAGTGGTTTTTTTAGTACCATCTTTTGCTTCGTAAGAGTTTTGTTTAAGTTCACCTGTAATCATTACAGCGTCACCTTTTTTAAGGTCTTTAGCATTCTCTGCTGCTTTACCCCAAACGCTTCCACGAAGATATGTTACTGAAGCATTTACCCATTCACCTTGTTCATTCTGTTTACGTGAATTGGATGCAACCTGATAATTTAATACTGTTGTATCGTTAACAGGTTTACTTTCAACATCTTCTGTTAGATGTCCATTGATTATTACATATGGTAGTGCCATTTATTTCTCCTTATTGTTGTGTTTTTTTTCCAACTTTGATGATACTTGCTTATGTGTAATGAATGGTGGTGCAGTAAAAACATTGTTCTTTGCTGCAATATTCATTGCGTGTTTCCAAGTAGCCCCAGCGTGTAATGCACCTATTGCATATGGTGAACCTGAACCTATGCCGTAGATACCATCTTCACGCATTAGTACTGATAATGAATCATCAATTTCAAATATCATTCCACCTAATGCTATAAGGAAAATGAAATCTGAATCATCATTTTCTTTATCAGGCATGTAACCATTAACAGTTAACGCCACTCTCATTGATGGAACAACCATTGAAATCATGTAATGATACAAATTTTTGTATGCTGCAGAATTAGGTGTTGGTGGTATCCAGTTATGTTGAATAATGTCGCAAGGTTGCGTTAAACCTGCACCTGCTATCAAAAACTTTCCACGCTTAGTAATCTTTTGCATTACTGGGTGCGTATAAGTTCTTCCATCATCATCTGTGACACGTGAATCAGCAATTAATAAACAATAATCTTTTTTTTGTAAACCAAGTATTGTTGTCATAATCTTTCACCTATATTCGATTCATTGTTGCAAGTACAATACCATATTGATGAACAAATGTAGCATCTGCCATCATTATCTCTCATGCTGTTTCTTTTATATCTGCAAGATACATATACAGTGGATTGAAGTCTAAGAAAACTGCTTCTGTTCCATTTGAAACTGCTTTGCCGTAACGATTCTTTACTGGTGCAACAGCCAAGTCACCACTAGGTGTCATACCTAATGTACAAATTAGTGCAGGTAGTTGTGAAACTTTACCTTGAATTGTGTATCTTGGTGGACAGATTGGTTGAATATCGCCAACTGGTGGTATCCAAGATTCTGATGTGTGATGTAGTAAAAGAATTGCAGCATTAGTATCGCGTGCCAAATATTTTAGTTCTTTCATTGTCGCTCTAATGGCTGACCATTCTTCAGCACCACCTTCAGTAACATCTGAAAGGTTATCTACAACTATTAAATGTGGATTCTCACCATGTACTTCTTCAAACGCCAATACTTCTTCATCAATATCAGAAAGTGTTGGGGCTGATTCGAAACTCCATTTAATGTGTCCTGCTTTGTTTAATTCGTTGATTGCTTTGCCTTCGTCACTAGCGAGTATGCGTTCAGCGTCAATTTGACTTACCCCTGTAATCATTGAATACAAACGCATACTCATAGTGTGTGCTCCAGTATCTGCACAGATATAGAGAGTTGGAACTTTTGTACGCAGGGCTACTGCTAAAGCAAGTGTTGATTTACCAACACCTGGTGCTCCAGCAAACATTGATACTTCACTTCTTCTGAGAAGAATTTTCATGTAATCAAATGCCCTGAACACAGGTGGCAATGGTTCGCCACCTGATTCGTTTTTTCCAACTGTTCTACTAATTGTTCTCATGAACTAGTTAACCCAACCTGCTTGTCCTTTGCGAATCCATTGTGGGTCGCATTGTTCGGCTTTACGTTCTTTAGGTAGTCCACACATCCATGCTTGCCATGGACCTCTGCCACCTACACCACTTCTATGAACTAATGGACCATGCTTACAACTTGGTGCTGGACCTGTTGAGTTTGGTGGTGTAACAGGTGCAAAACCTGTTGTTGATGATATTTCGGTAGCACCTAATGCTTTGGCTGCATATGCAACGTGTGCACCTTCACCAATCACAGTTTCTTCTAGTGCACCAACAAGGCTATCAACTTGTCCTGCAACTGCTTCTTCAATGTTCTTTTTCAAGTCAGCAAAATCGCTACCACGAACAGTAACAATAGTTCCGATTCTTGTTTTAACATTAACGACAAATGCTGATTCATTTGACATTACTTATCTCCAATGTTCCTAATGGTAAGTGTTTCTCACCATTTACCCAGTAACAGTGTTCTGTTAATGAGCACATTTTACACCCATCGAAATTAGGAAGATAGATATCATGCTCTCTTGCCTTTTGGAAGAGTGCAACCATCTCATCTAGTTTCTTTAATGTAAACTTATCTAAGTTAACAGGAGTGCTTGTTGTTCCTGTTCTTGCCATCCAATAACATCCCCAACTTGGTCGGATGCCGTAAACTTTTTCAAGTAAGCAAGCATACACTTGTAATTGTAAATCTGTCTGTGGTGTTCGTTGACCTGTTTTTAAATCAAGAATAACAAGTTCACCCTCTGGTGTTACAAAAACTCTATCTATTGCACCTTTGAAATATATTCCACCAATTACAACATTGAAAGCAATTTCAATGGCTGGTTGATTATCAGGTGTTGTCCAAATTTTCCAACCAGAGTTATCACGCCAAGTAATCCAATTGTTTAAAAACTTTTTACCATTTTCATACCACCATGTAGCATTCTCACCATCTGGGTTTGCTTTAGTGGTACGTGATGATTGTCTTAAATCTTCAAGTTTGATTTCACCATTTTTAGTGGCTTCATCAATCTCAATTTTCCAAGCATCATCCCATAAAGAATTAACTGTTAACATTATTTTCTTTTCCATTTTTCTACAGGTTTTAAAATACTTCTAGGAATAATTCTACCATACTGGGCTTCGACACCCTTATCCCAACCTTCTTGGGCTGGTATCCAACCAAGTATTTCAACTTCAAGGAATTCTTTAGGAACTGGCACAACACCAAAAATTATTAAGTTTTCTTTTTTTAAATCTTTTTCTCTAACAGCAGGACCATCTTGCGTGCGTACTCTGCGTACTTCAATGTCAGTACCAACATCAGGTAAATCTTTATATTTTTTATGGTCAGCACCTTTCCAGATACTTCCAGACCAATATTCGTTAATTGCTTTAGCAACAGCAATTTCACCAATCGCTGCAGCAACTAAGGCTGTACGATTATCTTCCATTTTTAAAGGATTATAATAAGGTGCATCAGGTTTACCCCAGTTGTTTGTATATCTTCTGATACCTATTGTGCTTGCATACTCGTATTCCCAAGATTCTAATTTAACTATCAAGGTTTTCTCTTTTCCAAACTTCTAAATCATAGTTTTCTGTTGCACGATGCACAGCACTGCCACCTATAGACCAAGTGGCTGGTTGTTCTTCAACTTTAGCAATCCGAGATAGATAATAACGATAACCACAAGACAACCAAGTGGTGAGACTTGAATACGAGGTGTGTTCAGGTACTTCGTGACCATTAATTTTTAACACTTGACCCTCTTCCAATTATCGTAGAAAGTAGGGCGTGTGAAATGGAGTAAACGCACGCCCTACATGTAGTGAACTAATTTGAGGAGGAAGTTCACTAAAACTAACTGTAACATCAGAATTACACTGGTGCAACTACCGAAAAAGTTTGTGTCGGAAGTTGCGACTAAAAATTGCATGTGCTTATAATGGGCTCGGGGCGAGGGGCTCAGGGTATAGGGTGTGGGTGTGAGCGTGAGCGAAAGCGAACTGCGAACATCAACAAGTACCCGTAAGGGTACAAAGTTCAAGACTCGGATGAGGATTGAACGTAGAAAGTCTGAAGTTAATTCTTCAGCATAGGTAAGGAGAACCTATTTTATTACCAGATATACCACCACCGATTGAAAGAGAAGTTCCAGCAGAAGTTTCACGTTCATATGTTCGTGAACAAGTATTAATAAAAGGCTGGGACGGAAAACAATGGGTATGTATAAATGAGTTAATAGATAGAGAATCAAAATGGAGTAATATAGCAGATAACCCTAAATCTTCTGCTTATGGTTTATTCCAAATGTTAAAAACGCCGATTGGATTATCGGTTAAAGAGCAAACAGAGCGTGGGTTGCGATACATTAAGCATCGCTACGACACGCCCTGCGAAGCATTACGCCATCATGATAGACGTAACTGGTATTAATACCTTTTAGTGTTTCTTTTTACATATCTGTAAATTGATAAAAAGGTTATACAAAATAATACAGATATTATGAACTGCGTAAATATCATTCGTAATCCAATCTCGTATCAATAGGTGTTGGTGGTGTGACAAGGGCTTTACAAGACCAGCAGTAAGCACCTTCTAAACCATATGCGTCAATCTCATATGTTTCAAGGTCAAAATGCGTAGGTATCATAAGCCACTCACCACCACATCTAGTGCAGTTAGCACTAGGTATGGCAGTAAAGTCACCGTTACTTGTCTGACTCATTTATGAAATCAATCATACCTTCTGATATTGTTCCAAATTTCAACGCAATCACACCAACAGCAGCACACAGAATACGCCTAGCATTCTCGTTATCTGCCGCATTTTCCCACATGGAATCAGTAGCAATTAGTTCTTCCATCTGTTGAACAAGTTGCTCAACAACTGTTAACGAAGCATCAATATCATACTTATCGAATATTTCGTTAATCATGTTTGGTATTTCTTCTTCTTGCATTAGGGTGAAACCTTTCCCCAAACGTATCTGGTTGTCCGAATGTTAGTATAGCAGGAGTTATGTTTTTTATTTTTCTTATCTCATCTCTTTCACTGGGTGTGGTGCCTCCCCATACCCCTAACACACTTACGTTAAGAGCATAATCAAGGCACTCATTAATTACAGGACACCCAATGCAGAACTTTTTTTGCATATTCCCATGCCCTGATTCAATTTCAAAAAACCAATCAGGGTCAGGGTGGTTATTGCATTTAGCAGTTTCAAAGTAAGGAGTTTTAACATCAAGGCGTTTAGCCTTGTGCGTTAAACGTGCTACTGAACTCCCTCTAGAACTGATAGTGTCTGCCATCTTCTCTCAACCTCATCTTGAATAGTAGTTTCACCTGATTGCACTCTTGCAATGGCAGGACCAAAATCAATCACATCTGACTTATACCACTTCTTGTCATTGTAATCGTATTCAAGAATGGTTACAGACTTGTTAGAAGGCTCAATGATGTACGCATATTCTGTACCCCAATTGTCAGTCTCCCAAGTAATCCAATCACCACTTTTACTATCTTTCATTGGATAACCATAACCTTTGATGTAACCTTCGTCATCATCTTTATTAGGTAATGGATACAGACCAGACCAACCATAGTTCTCAAACACTAATGTGCTTAGGGCTTTATCGAAACCATCACGTAAAACAATTTCGAGTAACACCATAACCATATTTGCTGGGTATCCGTCCCAATGCACATAACGACCTATCCAAGCGTCATCACCTACATATCTGCCAACTACTGAACGTGTTGCCATTTACACTTCCTCCATTACCACTATGCGTTGGAATACATTCGCTAATTCCTCTAGCAGTTTAAGTTGCACATCTGCATAAGGCACAGCATCTTTACCTGTTTTAAGGTAATAGGTTAATGCTCGATGTATTACTTGTATTTCTTCTGGTGTAAGTTGCACACCTATTTTGTATGACATTTAGAACTCCACTTCAATTGATTCTTCTGAGTATGAGTCATCATTGCCAGCGTCTATCTGATTCTCAAGACCACTAACAGCGTTCTCAACTATCTCTCTTGCTTCATCTTCTGACTCAGCCTTGACTGTGAATGAGAAGGTAACAGTTACGCGACCATCGAACTCTTGTTGCAATAGGTCAGCACCAATGTCACCGAGTAATTCGTTGGCTTCATCACGATGAATAGTTACTTCTTCATCGCCACCATCGAATTGGTCTGAAAAGAAAGTGTGCACAACATTACGCAACTTGAATAACTCGTCACGATAACCTCTTGCACGAACTTCTTCTGCATCTAGTTCTGATTTCAATCTATCTATTTCTTTTTGCACTACATCAAGAGGACTAACTACAGTCTCTTGGTTATTTTCTTCTGACATACTTTCTCCATTTCTGTACCCGTTCGGGTACAACTATTGTTGCTCTTCTTCTTTCTTTACTTCCTCGCCAAGGTAGTTTGCCCCAGCAAGAAAATCTTTACAGTCTTGGCATAGTTTCTTAGGTTCTTTCTGATAAGAACCATCAGGGTTCTGCCAAGCAACTATCCATACACCAATACTTGTATCAGCAATATCATTCTTAGCAATTCCAGGGCAGTCACCCATGCCACATATATCAAGAGTATGTTCTTGATTATACTCAAGCATATCATGAATAAAGTTAAATAATTCTTTTTTAGTCTTAAAACTTTGACCAAGTATTCTGTTTAATTGTTTAACAGATGGACTTGATTTAGTTTTACGCTTCAAGTCTGAAGCAAGTTGTTTATATGCAACCATTACAGCGACATACTGACCCATGCTAAGACTTACCATTTTCTTTTCATCACTCATTGTCATACTCCTTCTCGTATTCTGTTACCCAGCCTTGGTCATGACCTCTATTGAATGCGTTTTCAATATCGATACAGACACGACACTCGCCACTCCATGATTGCCCATGGCAAGTGAATGCGTTATCTAACTGACTCATACTGTTACCTCTCTAACTATGTAATCGGCTTCTTCAGCAAGGTCAATACCATAAGCCTCAATAATTGTTTCATGGGCTGTACGCATAGCCTTAACCTCATCATAGGCAAGAATGTTAATAACTTCTGTGCCTAAATTAACTATCACTTTATACTCTTTCATGCGTTTCTCCATTTCTGTTAATCACTATCTATTCAAACGCCAGTCTGGCGAATGCTTTAACACTTCTCGAACATCATCAGTTGTTGCGTCAATGACATCTTCGAAATCTTCGAACCAATCTTCGTTCTTATATATACGATAAGAAACAAGTAGTTGATTATCTTTATACTCAGTGAACTCATACTCACCTATGACAGCAGTTTTTTTCTTGTCGTCATAATGAATTGAGTAATCGTCACTAAGTTCAGCAAGGATTTCACCTATTCTCATACAGCCTCCCTCTTCTTAATAATAATATCTGCTAACAGTTTAGTGTTATTACCATGCAAAACGAACTCAACAATAGGGCGTGTCTCGGAACTTGTTGAACATAATCTACAAGTTGAACACTTAACTCTGTCATCAAGTTGATTAGGGCAAGAAACAACTCTTCTACCAGCAATCCTTGTACCCGTCAGGGTACTATCTTTAGGTGACTCAATGATTGCTTCCCAACCATTAGCGATAGCCTTTTCTACCTCTTCAGGTGTTTCACAACTAGCGTTAAGCACCCAGCCGTCAATCTCAACAGGTGAGCGATTACGCCAGTCATGAGTGTAGCCGTAGCCACGCAAGTCTTTGCGTTCTTTATGCAACTTGTTAGCCTCGGCTATGTATTCATCATCAACATCACCAGATACGAGATGACGAACAACAGATTTGTATGGAGTTTGTGTCGTAAGGCGAACGAATGCCTCTTGCACAGATTTACCATACTTTTTAGCAAGTGCGAATGAGCCTCCACCAGCACCAGCAGACGCATAGCACTTAGGTTTGCCGTCAATGAATAACGGACAATCACTAGCACATGTGTCAGGTGTGCGATAAGTCGCAGCCATACTCCCTAACTTCTTGTTATGGGAGATAGGCGACCCTATTGTAGGCACGACCATTTCCTTTCTCGTAGTGTTGTGTTCTTAAATGTCTCTCGGACTCGCTAACATCAAATCCGACAGGTATCACTTGAACATGCTCTTGAATAAACGAACTCTCTTGCATAAGTGCTTCAAGATAAGTTGGTGTCATCAAACGCTCAGCAATAATCTTGTCGATTTCTTCCTGAGATATGTTTTTATCTTTCAATTTTGCGACCCTCTTCTGGACAGCAAGTTTTATCTGAGCACAGATAAGAACCCCAATGTGTGTCAGTTATATACAAAATATCTCTGACGACAATATCGGGACCATAATCGTTCATCAAATCATCAGCGAACGCACGATACTTATCTGGTTCAGATACATACAAGCAGAAAATAACTTGGTTATCATAATTTAACCCTGCTTGTATCTCTGCATATGCTTCACCAATTAAGTCATCAGATATATTAATAGACTTAATCGTATCCACATAATCTTCATCAGTCACAATCATCACTAAAGTTTTATCTTTAGGTGTTGAACCAATAATTTTAGGCAGTTGCTCAACCAATTCTTTTGGTCCGTTAACAATGTGCCTTGTGTCTTCTTTTCTTACACCAACTTTTTCCCGTAATACTTTTACATCTTTTTCTTTCAACATATTTCCTCCTCAAATAGGGATAGCCCAAGCGAGAAAGAGAGAAACAACTTGGGCTATCGGTTTTCGGTACCCGTTCGGGTACATATTTCATTTAAGCAGAGAGTTTAACTCTTTCTTAATCTCTCTTGCCTTATCTCCACGCCAAGTTGAAGCATTGGCTAGGAAGTATCGGACAACACTATCGGCACGCTCATAAATGTACATGTCTTTAATGCTGTCAATCATGCTCATGGCTTCAAGATAAGGCTTAGCGTAAACGCTTATCCCCTTACCTTGTTTAGACCAATCAATTTCTATCTCTTTTGCTATCTCATAAATAGGTCTAGACATAGAAAGCATCCTCGAACTCTTTAGAACTCATTACCCCATCACGACACGCAGACACACTTCTACTAATCAGTTGTCGTAACTTATTAGTCGGATGTGGTTCCACATCATCCAGCAAAAACTCGGTGCTATCCAAGTCATCAGCCAGAAAAGTCATACAAGCAATAACATCCATAACTAGCGACCAATGGTCATAACTTGGGTCATCATGCTTAGCCCAATGCCCTGCCAAAGTATCTGCAATGTGCATGCGTTGCTTATTGGTCTTATATGTCCTAACTAAAAAAGAAAGATAAACATCTCTTTCACGAATGAAATCCCCATTCTCTTTCAGTTGAATATCAAACTTCTCTAACATATTGTCAAAGTCATTTAATATTGTTTTTTTATTTAACTTTGTCATTCTTTTCTCCATTTTCTACTTTGTACCCTGTCGGGTACTTTTAGGGTGTAGTGCTGACATAGCCAGTATGGTTCACAAGCGTAGGCGAATTGCAACGCAAGACTACCTTGGATATCAGCACTACTAATCAAATACCCTTTCGGGTACTTGAAATCTAATTTAATAAGTTAGCCAAATCTTCAGCGTAAGCAATAAGCAACACCAAAGAAAACCAACATACAACAAGCATAACACGTTCGCCTCGTCTTGTCAATACAATTGGTGCTTTTTTACTCACCCTTTACCTCCTCTAAATAAGTGTCAAGTTCCTCAACCGACACACCTAACTGCTTGCACCAATACTTCAACCAAGCGTCTAAGTCTCTTCTCTCTTCTAACTTCCTGAACTTAGGATTTGTACCCT